TTGTACGACCACCAATTCCTGAACCTGAACCTGTTAAAGAAGTTGCTTCTTTTAAATTAACTGTTGCTTCGCCATCTTTAATGGCTGTTTGTACTGCTTCAAGAATTAAGTTTGCCATATATATTTATTCCAATTAGTTAAAAAAAAGAAGGGGGATTTCTCCCCCATTCCTTTAATCGTTTGCTGTTGCAGTAGAGCGATATGCAATCAACGCATTGGCATCGTGAATACTTGATGCTAGACGCTTCTCGCCATAGAAAGTTATAAAGCCTGGCTGTGTTTGGTCGTATCTACGCAGAATCATATTTAATCTATCAATGATTACATGAGAACGATTCCAATCACCAAAATACATTGGATATAAATCGGGTTTATCAACACCTGCATAATTTGGTGTATCGCAGAATTGATTAACTACAACATTAAATCCTAACAATGAACCAATAATGCCATCAGGTCTAGACAAACCATCAACATAAATAGGTCTGCCATTATCATCAACTAATCCACGAATTGCCTGTAACTGAATAGGATTAATTAACCATGCTGTGCTTGGTGACCAGTATTGTGTAGGCAAACTATAAATAGTATTGATGACATCTTGATAGGTAATATTGTTTGCAGATGTGGATGTACCATTAGTTGTCAATTGGTCATAGGTTGCAATCTGAGATAAACCATCTGTAGTCAGTATTCCTGAATCACCATAACTAACTGGTTCTACTGTACCGCCTACAAATGCACCTGTATAACCATACTGATTTAAACCTCTAATACCTAATGTTCCACCTGTTGCATCATATGGTGCAGAATTGCTTTGGTCATTATTTTGTATCATTGCTCTTCCCTCCACCTGCGAAAATTCGGCAAGCATGTCGGAAACAATGTTTGACTCTAACCCATCAATATCATCAAGGGTTGCAGTACGAACAGGGAATTGGCAGTTTAAATCTTTTAAAACTAATTGCCAAATTTGTGTATCTTGAGTTGTAGCACCGCCATTGTTTTGGATTGCATATCCCCAAGATGCTCCTGCATTTCCAATTTTCTGTCTTAATTGATAAACGCTACCATCAGTAGAAACAGTACGGCTTACACCACGAAGCGGATTAGTTTGACGGAGTGCAACAAATACTGGGTCGTATCCTGTTCTACCACCGACATTGTAACCTGAACCATAACCTGCAGGATTACCTAAATCAGATGCTTCTTTTTGGTATGCATCATATTGTTCATTTGATTCAAACAATTTAATTTCTTTTTCAGTACGAGTATTTGCTTTATAGAAATCACGCATTTGTTCTTTTACAGAACGATTAACTTCTTGTGAAATAGTCTTATAAGTCTTAATTGTTGCAGGTGCTTGTACAGAAGAAACTTTGGCTTCTAGTGCTTCAAACCTTTCAGACAATTCTGCTTTAACAGTTTCTAAACTTATAGCAACTTCTGCTTTTACTTCTTCAATCTTGGCAACTTGTTGTGCCTCAATGGTGTCTAACTTTTCAATAACTTCTTTCATTTTGAACTCCTATTTATTGATGCGATTGGATAATGCCTTTAATAATTCTCTTTCCTCTAGGGCTTTTAAAATATCATTGGCTTTAGTTTCTACGGCATCATGTTCACCATGCTCCGTTTTTTTCTCAATTAAGTTTGCAGATGCATCACGCATCTCTATAACTTTCTTAAGAATGGAAGATGCCGTAGTTGCATCTTTCTTGGAAAGCCCTGCATCACGCAAAGTTTTCTCAATTAGTCTAGGATTAGCATTACCATCCTTGTCAAAATATTCTAGTCTTTGGATTTCTGCACTCGGGTTATTCGGGTACATAACGACTGAAACTTCTCTAAGACCGCCTTTAGTAATTTGGAAATAGCCTTCATCTTCATCGTCTCCTGACATTAAAGGATTACCTTCTTCATCAACCATTGCGTATTCATCTGCATATGCACCGACTGAAACTCCGCCAAACATATTGGGACTTTCTTTTAATACAGAATACAAATCAGAACCGCCAACTGTACTCATGTAGATTTTACCTTTGGCACTCATGCCATCATCTTCCATGATAAATTCATCCCATTGTCCAACAGGCATACCCATATCATTATGGTTAAGAAACATTGGCAATGGTTTACCATTGTCTGCAAACTCATCTGCCCATTGTGCAAAACCTTCAGGTTTGTAAAAGAATTTCCTACCATCGGCTCCCTCTCTAGGACCAAAGGTTGTAACTTTAGCCTCAATAATTCCTGATGGATTTTCACTCTCATCGGCTTTATTGCCCAAAGTAATTTTTGCTTCACATATTAGATTTAGGTTTTGTTTCATTTATAACCCCATGTTTAATAGCCTGATTGTTGTCGTGTATTATAAGGGCATCTTGTTTTTGCAAAGGTAGTTTAACACTAACTTTTTTTATTTGTTTAAATAATACATCATTTATTCGTTTTAATAAACTATTTTCCAATGTTCATTTTCCTTGTCTGATTACCGCCACCGCCTCCTGTGTCTTGCGGACTTTGACCACCAATGGCTAATGAGTCTTTTAACTTGCCACCTAATTCATCTGCACCCTCTATCTTAGGAATGTTTAAATATTCTCTTGCTTCATTAGGAGTCATTATCCCTGCATTAATTCCTGCAACAACAAAATTCATTTGGTCTAAAGCCGCACCTTTAAGAAAATCTTTAGTATCAAATCTAATACATAGATTAGGATAACCTTTTAATAAACTCATATTAAACTTTTGTTCAAGATTAATAATTAAAGGGTACATAGTTGTCTTATAAAACTCATCTAATAGTGTTTGAGTATTATTAAATTTGCCTTCACTAATTCCTAATAATTGCGGAGGTACACCAAACAAGGCACAAATCCTTTTCATTGTTTGGTCTTTTAATGCTCTAGCATCAGCATCTTGCAGATTTAAAATAGGTACAGTTTCATAAGTCATGCCTTGGTCTAACAACATTCCTTGTCCTGCTTTACTTAAATCTGAGGGCTTACTATTAGTCATGTTTGCCCATGCTTCTTTTAATCTACCTGCTACTTCTTTATATTTAGCATCAGGTATTACTTGTTCTGTTCTAAATAATCCGCTTGGTTTAGCACCATTCTGCATAATAAAATTTGCATATAAATCAATGTCTTGGTCTAGTGCTACTAATTCAGTTGCCAATATACCTTTATTAAAACCTGCAGAACCCTGCCAGTTTTGGTCTATTAGATGTATTACTTGATAAGGTTCTAATGGTTCATTCTCATTAAATCCCATAGTTGATGTAGACAACCTATAAGATGGATATCTTAGTGCAGTTAATTGTGAAGTAATTAAAGTGCTATCTAAATTGTATGCTTCAATTGGAGTTAGATTAGGATTAGTTTGTTCTTTTCTCCATAGTAATGTATATGATTCACCAGTTAAATCTAACCATTGTGATAACTGGTAAAAAAATTCGTATTGACTTTGAAACTCATTTGGGAATTGTAATAAATGTAATACTTGCCTTGCTTTGTTTTTATCTCGCATCCCTGCTTTGTCAGATTTCAATGCATCTTCAAATGTGCCATCTTCTGTTTTATACATAACACTAATACCGCATTGTGCTAATGTTCGGGCTTTAATGCTAGTGCAACTCATTACTGTAGAGTTTCTAGACAATGTAGATACATTAACTGTTCTACCTGCTTCAGTTGTTGATGCAGTTGTTACATAAAGTAATTGATTATTGCCGACAAAGGTAGTTCTATTGCCTGTTAATGCTACTTGATTACCTAGTTGTTGTTGCCCAAAAAGGGAATTAGATTCATTTTTAATTGGTTTTTTTCTACTGAAAATGTCTAGTATTCCCATGTTTCCCCCCTAGAAGTTAATTAATTCTACACTAAAAACTTCGAAAACCAAAACTATTTGATATGTAAGGATTGTCTAATGAACAATGCATAGCAATAATTAGGGCAATAATACCATCAACTTTTGCAGAATAATCTGATTCATTTTTACGAACCTTAATGTTTCCATTAACATCTTCATAACATTCACAATTGCCAAGTTGCCATCCTAAAAAAGGATTGCCATCATGTTTAATTGCATTTTGTAATATAAGTCTTTCTACTTGTTTGCTTGGATTATTTAATACTGCCATACCTTGTCCAACTTTTTTAACTGGTAACCCTGCATCATGTAACCTAGCCACAAGACTAGCCGCATTGTAGGCATCATAGCCAACTTCTTTTATATAAGGGTAAGCACTATATTGCGACAATATGTAATCAGATATTTCCCTGTCATCCATCACATTACCCTGAGTTAATTGTAATATTCCACTATTAACTGCAACTCTAAAAATATCAGCATAATGTTTTGGTACTAAATCCATCCCTGCTTCAGGCAAGAAGAATTTCCATGTTGCTTCATAATCATCTTTATCAAATCTCTTTAATGTGCATACAGCATTTAAGTCTCTAGTAGAAGCCAAGTCAAATCCAATATATACAGATTCAGGTTCTCTAGTATGAGGTTGTATTAATGATTTAGAATCATCCCAATATGACCTATCAATCCATGCACTATTAGCACTTACATATAAGTTAAGTGTCTTACATAGAAATTCATTTAATGATGCAGGTTTATGTTTTGCTTCTTCAGCCCTTTGTTCAATGGCTTCTTGGAAAACACTAATGCCATGCATAGGGTTTGCCTTTGCCCATATAGCAGGTT